CCTTGGTACCTCATAACGTCTTCGTCACGGTCTAGGTAAGACATCCAAAGTGTTGCCCCACTAGGAGCTACCCAAGTCTTGTCTCGTTCCATGAACTTAATCCCTGGCAGTGCTCTTGGGTAAAGTTGCTTTGAAACTGAGATAAGTTCTCTTAGTTCCTCTGTACTACGACGAACAAGTAGCATACGAGCATGAGGGTTGTTCAAGTATCGAACAGGATCAGCCACCATTGCGTATGACTTACCACCACCAGCTGCACCACCGTATAGAACTTCTTGTTCGGATGCTGCTAAGAAAGCTGTCTGTGGACCAGCATTAGGCTGAAAGATAATATCTTGTGCAGCCTCAACGTCATAGTCAGGAGCTTTCGCCTGTGCTGGAACTGTCGTCTTCGTCTCTGAAGAGCTTTCTTGTTCTGGAACCGCCGATGCGACCTTCTTCGATCTTCTTCGCTTTCCTTGCCGCTTCTTCATACTTCCGAGCGTAGGTTCGGTAGGCACTGGTTGACCTTCTTCTTTTTTCTTCGAGTCTGACACGTTTATCCAATCCTACATGTGAGATGTAACGACCTGACTGTTTGGATAACCAGTTAGCTACATTTCTGATGCTGTACTCTTGTAAGAGTAACTTTGCTTTTTCTAAGAGTTCTAACTCTTCTGGGATTGGGATCAAGAGGTCAGGATCGTCTTCGTCTTGTTTGTATCCGAAAGGTATGTGTCTTCCTACTCTGATGATTGGGTACCACTCTCCACCTTCTCCTCTGAGAGGTATACGCCAATCTACCTTGGTAGGGTATGATGTGTTATTGGAAGCTCTCTTACTCATCTTTCTCTTTTGCAGGAAGAATGAATAGAGGGTCTGAAGACTTAACTTCGACCTTTTCTGTTTTAGTGAAGCCAGCACGATCCAACAGATCTTTAGCTGCTGCCATCTTTTCTTTTACACCTAAGTCAGCTGGATCTTGCATCACAGAGAACATAGTGTAAGCAGCCTTCGTGGAAGACTGTGCAATGAACTTAGTTGTTAGTTCTGCAATCTCGTTAGCCAGAGGCCCAGTTACTTGAGAAGAAGGAGTGTGAGGCCCGTAACCTGCAATCTTCATTGCCTTACGGACATCACCCTTTGCTTCATCGTCAAAGAGAACCTCAAGAAACTTTTCTTGCTTTTCTGTCAGTTTACGATTCATATATAATCCTTCTGATGTCACACCGAGATAGACCCATATCGGCTAGCTCTCTGTCTGACAATCTCGTGAGTAAGTGATACTCTGCTCTTTTCTTGTTGTTCTCAATGATTTTGTCGAGCAACTTGTTTAAGAAACGTTTAATCATGGTAAGTTAAATCTCCGTCAGTTATGCGATATGTTGGCTAGGACCAACGGAGATTAGTTTTACATAAATAGTTATAACATACTATTGCTAAGATTGCAACCCCGTTATTACCCTACTGGGACAAACGTTTCAGTTACAGTGCACATATAGTCTAGGGCTGGAGCAGAGTTACCTGTAGCAATACAACGAATCTCATCACCAGGTTCAAGCACAAGGGTAGCACCTGTAAGTAAGACAGAGTCACCTGTACCTAAGTTCTTACCACCAATAAGGTTAAACTCATCCGTAGTGGATGCTTGGTACCACTTAGCCAAAGCCGAGGTAGTACCGTTAGCATTCACACAGAATAGCATAGAGATCTCTGCACGACAATTAGCAGGGCATGTGTATAGAACCTCTACTTGGTTCTGTGTATCACAGATAACACCCTTACTAACTGTACGTGCTGGTTTGCCTTGAGCAAAAAGAGTCATTACTCTTCTGAAGCCTCTTCACTAGATACTTCTTCAACAGGAGCCTTCTTCTTTTTAACAGGCTTCTCGCTTTCTAGAGCAAAGGCAAGGGCTGCGGGGTCTTTCGACTCCCACTTCCCTCTGATCTTCTGAGCTAGAACGTCACCTCTGTGACCTACGACTTTATCGTTTACTATCTTCATTTCAAACTCTTTTTCAGTTTAAGTTGATTTTCGATCTTCGACTTGTCCCGTGTACGAACCAAAGCATTTGAGTTGGAACCTACAACCCACTTCATTCCGTCACCTGCATCTTTACCGATCTTGTCAGAACGAAGAGCCTTCTTACGTGCATCACTCCAGTTTGCAAAAGGATCTGCTGCCTTAGTTTTAGCTTTAGGCTTAGAAGCAGTAGTAGGACGAGCCTTTGGTCTAGGAGATGTAGCTGGGGTGCTAGACTTCTTAGCTGTCTTAGGCTTATTGTTAGGACGTGAGGTTGGACCTGAGGACTTATTAGGTTTGTCTGAAGGTCCGTTGTTAGGACGTGAGGTTGGACCTGAGGACTGATTAGGTTTGTCTGAAGGTCTGTTATTAGGACGTGATGCTGGTCCTGAAGACTTACCCTTAGGTGGCGTTACATCAATCTCTGGTACATCAGGTGTAGCTGTTGAACGTAGACCCTGTGGTCTTGAGTTCTTTGGACGAGGAGGAAGATTAGGACGTTCCTTGACCATAGACTTAGGCATCTTAGGTGGTCTACCTCTTCCTGTGGAGTTACCTGATGTAGACTTAGGTGCCTTGGTTTGAACAGCTGGTGCTTTAGCCTTAGGCTTAGGAGTTGTTACCTCAGTCTTAGACTTAGTCTGGTTTGCAGGTTTAGTTGCACGACCTGTACGAGGATTGGGTGAACTTGCTTTTGGGGCTGCAGGAGGCTGCGGTTTAGCAAACTTACCTGTAGAAGGGCTACGAGGATTAGGTACGGAGGGAGCCTTCTGCACGGTAGCACCGTCTGGGATCTTAGACTGTGTAGTCTTTTTGCCACCCTGTTTGATCAGATCGTCAGCAATCTTCTTTGAGTTTGTGCCGAAAATCTTCTTACCGATTTGAATAAGAAACTTATACATCTTCTTTATTTACCTCTTTTCTGGGTTGGCTTCATGGAAGCACCACAGTTAGCTTGAACTACACCACCTGCTGCGTAACCCATCTTGTTCTCAGTCATACCACCCTTCTTGTAGCCCATCTTCTTGGCTACTTCTGGTGCTTCTTTCTTTAATGCTTTCATACCAACATTCATTGGTTTCTTGTTCATCATGGCTAATCCACCTTCATTTGCTTTAGTTTTAGCTGCTTGTTTAAATGCTTCAGCTGTAGGCGCACCCTTTGTACCAGGTCTACGCATCTTCTCACCACTTCCTGCGGCTATTCTTTTACGCTTTGCGTGGATGTTAGCGTACAAGCCACCCTCTGCATAGCCACTAGCATAGATTGCTTTACCTTGCTTCTCAGCTGCAGCTTTGGTCTTGTAGACCTTACCCGTCTTACCCCAACGGTATCCACCTGGAACCTTCTGAACTGGCATTAGTCGTCGTCCTCATCGACCATATCCATGTGGCTAGGACAATCCCAACCCTGACATGCAGCTTCCTGAGAACACATAAACTTGAACTTCATACAGGCACCCATACCAGGTTCTGCATTCAAAGCTTTAAGTGTACGAGCCTTGTTGTTGAAGTACTCACAGTTAGCACAAGTCTTAAGCTTGGCTACATCTGCTTCCTTACCCCAAGCTTTACCTAGCTCTTCTGCAGTGGCACCGTACATCCAGTACTCTTCTGCTCTCTTCTTATTTTCTTCTGAGACCTCTGGGACTTCCCCACCGATCATCAAACCTACTTCCATCATTATACATTATCTCCTAGTTTGAAACACGCAGGTCTCGCATAGATGTTTTGTTCAATTAGTAGCCTAGCAAAACCACGGGCATCCTCTAAGCATTGTTCCTCAGTGCTGTGTAGTACGGTAGTGTTACCTGATAGTATACAGGAGTTTGCATCCGTTGGGATCATGCAATAGAAGACGACAGCAAACCACATAGTATTACTTGACCTTCTTACTTTTAGAAACTGATCCACCCTTGCTTAACAAAACTCTACTTGGTTTAGCCTTTTTATTCCGTGGGGCTGGACCTTCAGGTTTTTTCCTACTAGGGGGTGCTCCGTGTAAGTCACGAATGATTTTATCAAAGTAGACAGGGTTATCTTTTCGGATCTGACGAAGACGAGCCTTTTCAGCACCAGTCAACCGAGCAGAGGTGTCTTTTGTTAGGTCTTTTTGAGTTGCTTTAGGTCTCGACATTTATATCACCACTTCGCCTTGTTAGCCCAGTAAGCTGCAGACATCTTACCTTTTTTAATATTTTTCTGATGTCTGGCCTTAAAGCTAGCACGTTTCTTCTTCATTTGTTCGGATTCACCAGCTTTAGGCTTTCCAGCAGTGCTAGCACCTTGCTCCCCAAAACGTATAAGCTTGTACTTACCGTCTTCGGAGGCCATGACAACATGAGACTTGCTAGGATGTTTGGGGGTTTTCTTGGGTTTGTTGACACCTGAAAGTCCCTCCTTTTCCATTATTGTTTTAACTCTTGCTGGGATAGCCATCACTGTTTCCTTTTGAACGGTGCACTTACCGCATCTAGTACTGCTCGACCTATCTGACTTGGTGTCGGAAGTAACCATCCAAGGAGACCTATCAAAACGAGCCATATAATGAGGGTACGGTCTATGTCGGTGGTCTGGGTCACATTTTGGTTTATGGTGTCTACAGGAGCCTCTATGTTGTTCTCAGGACGTAGTGTAGGCTGTGTTGTAGTCTTAATGTTTATTCCTTGGTTATTCTCTCGGCCCACTTGGGTGTTGGCTGCTACGTTCGGACCGCCCCCTGTCAGAAGACTTAGTGGCCCCAGACTGCTGCAACTTACTGTACTGGTCAAAACCAAAAGCAGCAGCAGCAAACGAGAAGATGGGCCAGACAAGAACTTCAACAAGGGATGTATCCTTAACTTCTACCAAGTAGACTAACCACAAGAGTAGAGCCATAGCTACCTCTCGTTTGTAAGTCTTATTCATTTGTGCTTCTTCCACAACAGAGTTAGCAAAGCAAAGACAAGAGTGTTAAAGACAAACCAGATGTAATTGCTTAGGTCACGACCCCAAACATCACCCAAAAAGAACGCTGTAGTCCAGCCACTCTGTGCAATCAGGTAAGTAGCCGTAAGAGCTAGCCCAAGAAGTGTTAGTACGTTTGGCTTCTTAACAACCCAGTTGGAGTACAAAACAAGTACTACTACGGCCCAGATAAAAGTTAACGTGTCAATATACACGGACATTTAGATTCCTCCAAGTCAGCAGTGTTGAACTCGTAGTAAACATTTACAGCTACAGCAAACAGTACTGCACCAGCGATAAGAAAACCAAAGTTACTTTTGATTCTCTTTAGGCTCATTGCCCTAGACCTCCTCGGAAGATCCAAGCCATGACTGCAGAGATAAAACCACCTATGATAAACAATAGGCTACGATCTAGTAGTTGTTGTCTCTTCTCTTCATTCTTAGACATAACTTCTACAGTCTGATTCAACAGAGCTATAGTAGTGTTAAGCTTATCTATGCTGCTATCTAAGTGATCGTAGGAATCTTCTAACTTAGAGACTCTACGTTCCAAATCCTCTGTGCTCATTTAGGGTAGCTTCCCCAAGCCAGCTGGAAGTGTGGGCCATCAGGGAAATTCTTCCAGTCACCACCCCAGTCTAAGTCTACGTTTAACTCTTCAGCTGCTTGCTTCATAGCATCAGCAATCGGATAGAAGTATTCCCAGTCCCAACTTACAGGATAAGGAAACAGATCAACAGCATGACCAGTGAGGTGTCTTGAGTTCATAGTCGTACTCTTACCAGTCTCAACTAACTCACGTTGACGTTCAATGCTACGTAAGCCTTCCCCAACAGAGAAGTCCTGAGAGGTAAG